TGAACCCAAACCACCACTAAACATATAATAATTCCAAGAAACTTCAATATCACGACCACTCACTATTCTTGTATCACTTAAAATGTTTTTAATCATATAAGTTGTTTTTTCAGGTGCAACTGGCATTTGCTCTTGATATAAACAATAAATACCTGACACTGGGTTTACATCAAACAATATTTGACTTGGTATTTGAATTGTTGCTTTTGATGCAGTAATATCCCAATTAAAAGAGTTATATCTAAAGTTTGGATTTTTATTTAAAAGCTGCATTGCACTTGTTTTAGTTGTTTTTATTGCATCTCTTAATGGTCTTATATATTCTGCTACAAGATCAGAATTAATTGGTGTAATGTTGCTTGGTACTTGTTTTAAAACATCTTTGGTTTGCTTTAATGTTGTTTTAGCAATACCATCTTTATCATAAACAAAAAATTCTATATTTTCTGTGCCATTTTCTTGAAGTAATCTTGTTTGTTCTGTTCTAATTGTACCCATACCACAAATTTACAATATTTGTTTTACAAGTTCGTAATACTTATATGAAGCTAAATTTGGATTTATTTTTAAATCTTTTGGTGGTTTTTTTCCTAAGTATTTAGCTTTATAAAACTCGTTATTATTATCGTTGTTTATTCCTGCATTATGAAATATTGCATTTTTACCCCAAGCATTTATGTTTTCAGTTGCCCAAGTAAAATCTAATTCTTTTATTATCTCTGTTTTTCTTTCAAGTTTCCAAAGATTCCAAAGAACTGCCCACATATCGGCACACCAAATTTGCAATGGGTGGTGTCTATTATCTTTTGCTCTTTTTTTTTGTATTTAATTTAACAACCTCTGTAAATAAGTTTTCGCAATCTATTTCAACTTTTTCCCAAAATGTATAGTCAATGTTTTTCAATATATAATGACAACCACCTGATACATCTTGATTTTGTTTAACAATGTCTTTATCAATGTTTGCTACATCACACATTAAATCTAAAACATCTTGCCCTTTTGACAATATATAATCGTGTCCTATGTAACTTATGGTGTCGCTTAAATAACAAGTTTGATTACAACCGCACAAATAATTATCTATTTCTAAAGGTTTTGTCAATGCTATATCGCAATCGTGATACATAAAAGTTCCTTTATATAGATCAGCATATTTATAAAAGTGTTTCTTTAAAATATGAGGTCGTACACTTGAAATGTATTTTATGTTTTTTCTTGTATCAGGGTAAAAATAAAAATTTACATCAGGATATTTTTCTGTCAAATAAAAACAAGGATATTCATTGTTTGGTTTATCGGCAAAAACAATATCAATTTGTTTCGCTTTTATTCCATTTTGTAAAAAACTATGAATCATAGCATCTATTTGCCACGAATAATAAATAGTAGATGGTTGGCAACAAATATATCTCATTTATTGTATAGCACCATCTGAACAACCTGGACAAGTTTGACTTGATAATGTGTTACCATTCCAAAAGAATAATCCCTCACTATGTTTTATAAAATTACCTGCAGGTAAAAATATAGTACAATCTGAATTAGTAAATACTGCACTCGCAGTTGCTAAAGAAGTTGAATTTATGTAAAGAAAAACTGGTTTACCACCACAACAAACACTTAAAGCTGATGTTGATACATTAGCTTGTATTTCAGTACAAGGTGCTTGTGTAGTCGTTGGTGCTTGTGTTGTTGTTGTGCTTATGTATGCTTGACAAGCTGCACAATCTGCAAAATCCAAGAAATTATCTACATCACCACTTGTTCCTGCACCTCCATCTTGCAATGAAGAATAACAAATTAAACCATCAGATATAACTGAAGGAAATGAGTTTGTTTGATTAGAAACCTCAATAATAGTATCATCTGCACTACAATTAGATTGTAAACTTTGATAAATTCTATAAAATATAGATGGTTGTGTTGTAGTGGTTGTCGTTGGCACTTGAGTTGTCGTAGATATTCCTAAACAATCATCACAAGTAGAAAATCCAGTTGCAAATTTACTTGTAGGGAAACAACCTAAATTAAACTCATTATCACTTTGTGTATTTGGTGTTCTATCTATAAATTCCCAACAATCATTATTGGAAACTTGTTTTATAAATTGAGGAAAATTATCTACATTATTTCCAATTACCTCAATTCTATCATCACCACACTTTAAATATCTTGCAAAAAATGTCATCGTTGGACAAGTTTCACTTGGTGTTGGTTTTACAGTGTTACAAGAAGCATTAATTGTAATTGCAGACAAATCATCAGAAGTTGTTATTTCTTCAAGAATAGTAAAACAATCTTGTGTTTGAACATTCAAAACAACTCTTTCGCCTACACTAAAACTCGCATTATAATCTACCCTTAATGTATCTTGTGAATTATCTCTTTCAACTAAAAATCCATCAGGTGTTACAACATCAGGATCACACTCAGGACAACTTGCCGTGTTTTGTAAATTAGTGCCATTAAAATATCTATAATTAACTAAATCTTCTGATAAAAATTGTGCATTCGTTAAAGTTGTACAAGTATCATTTATATACACTTTAGTTGTATTTGTATTGTCAGTAAAAGATTCACCATTAATATAAAATGTTCTTGATGTTGGAGTGCTACAACATAAATTAAATGCAGTATCACTTCGATAAAGTGTAATTGCTTTACAAGTGTCAGGAATATCAGGAGTAATATCAGGTTCAGGGGTATCAGCACAAGCACCACTAATTGTTGCAAGACCTGATAAACTTATTAATGATTGACCTATTGATATTACATAACAATCATTACCTGTTGATGAAATTGTAACCTCATCTCCTACTGCTTTAGAAGCATCATAAGGAACTGAAACAGAAGTGCTATCTAATAATTTTCTCAATCTCCAAGAATTCCAAGTATATTGTTCTCTTTGTCCTGCCGTTGGTACACTTTCACCTGTCGTGTTTATTGCATAAGCGTTAAAATAGTGTGCAACACCTGCAGTTAATGTAAGTGTTGGACTTGTAACACTTGTTGTATTTAAGCTAAAACTTAAAACACCTGATATGTTTTGACCTGTTGCAACTGGTATTTTTCTATTTTTTGTATAATCGTTTCCATCAGTTCCAAAATAAAAACCATATTCAGTAACATTACTTGTACCTACATCTGTAATTTTACCTTTTACAGTCATAGATGTATTTTTTACATCACTGTTAGCAAGAATTTCATTAGTTACACTTGGACTTGCAGATGGTGGAACTATTGGTGGTGCAACTGCACCAGGAGTAAATTGTATTGTCCCACCCCTTCCTTCAGTTATTGTATTATTTTTTGCATAAGCAGCAATATAATAAGTTGTTCCTGCCACCAAAGATGTTTGATTTGATGTAAAACTTGTAGCAACAGATCCTGCAACTTTTGGATTTGCCAATATTAAAGGATTCGTTCCAAAATAAAAACCTCTTTCAATAATAGCAAGTCCTCTGTCATTTGTTATTGTACCATTTAATGTAACACTTGTTGATGTTGCATTACTTACAGAATCAGTTGTTACTATTGGATTTGTTATTGTTTGGTCTTGATCTTCCCCTGTATCATCAGTTAAGCTACCTGAAACTGCATTATCATAATAATTGCTATTCGACACAATATACCAACTCGCATTTGCCTGATAAACTCTTGAATTTGTTAATCTTAATATGTTTTCTAATACTTCTTTTGAACTTTTTTTAGCAAAATTTTCAGTAAAAGCAAATTCATTAATTAATATATCTTGATATAAATTGTTATTAGAGTTTACAACCAATCCTGAAACTGGATCAACTTTTCTAATATTGTTTTGAACATATATATCAAAATCAAGACCTGTAAAATTTAATATTTTATGAATATAATACCAAGCCCTATCGTTATTGGTTTGCTCACCTGCAGCAGTTTTGATTGTACCATTTGCATTGGTTGCAATATCACCATCAGGAACTAAATATGAATCAAGAGTTCCTAAATTATCAATTGCTCTTAAACTTATATCAAAAGGTTTTGATTGTATGGCTTCCCTAAATGTATCTGAAACTAAATACCCTTCCCAATAAACTTGAAATACTGTTGATGCTGCCCAATTATAATCGGTTTCTTGCCAATTTGTGTCTGCAACTTGCCAAAGTGGTGAATTAATATCAGCTGCTTCATCTTCAACTCCAATATTAACTCTAACCTTATATTCTCTTTCATCAAAATTTGTAAACTCATCATACGATATTGTGTCGGTGGTTTTAATATTTAGCACACAAGATGAACCTATAATCGGATTATAAAAATCATCATCATTTGTGTATTTAATTATAACTGGATTGTCAGTTCCTACAATAGCAAATACATCGCCAACATAATCCTTTTTTAGAATTTGGACACTTCTTTTATTTCCCTTGATGTCTGAAAAATCAAGTTCATATTTAACTCCGTAAGCCATTATTTAAATCTATTTCTGTTTCGTTCTGCTCTTTGTAAAGCAACTACTAAATCTTGACCTCTTAAAACAAACTCTCCTTGCATTGCACCACTTGTTCCTAACATATTTTTTAATTTATTTAATGGTGCGACTACTTCAGGGTTTGATCTTGCACCTGGATATTCTCCTATTAAAGCATTTGTTGGAGTTGATACAATACCACCATTAGCCATAGGTGTTGCACTCCCTACAACTGAACTACCTCCAACTGCACCCCCTGCAAGTCCGCCAATACCACTTAAAGCACCAAATATTTTACCAAAAGCTGCAGGATTACCAAGAGCAGCACTTATTAACAATGCTAATGAAGCAGCTACTGCCAACCTAACAATTAATGCCTTAAGTTGCTCACCAAGTTTTTGAAAAGCATTTTCACCTTGACCTAAATTAGCAAATGCACTCATTAAAGTTTGACCAATATGGGTTGCAAAACTTAAAGATGCTTGACTTAATTCTTTAACTTGATTTTTTAAAGGTACAACTGCATTTGTAGTTAAATCTTTCATTGAAAAACCTACATCTCCAAAAACAGTAGAAAAATCCAATTCTGTTTTAAATCCTTTAACTGTATCAACAAAACCAACTTTTAAACTATCAGGTAAATCTCTTGTAAAGAACTTGTCAAAATCAAGCATTTTAGTAAAATCTATCTTACTACCTGTTGCACCTCCACCACCTCCATTATTACCACCTGGCTTACTTGGTATGATAGGTAAAGCATTCGGCTTCATACCTAAAAACCCAAGAGGATCTGTAAATGCTTGTGGTGGTATAGTCAATTTATTTACTGTTCTTGTAATTTCATCTTGCAAATCAGTTAATTGCTTTCTCGCTTCAACAGTTTTTAATTTAAATACTTCAGCAGGAACAGTTTGTGCTTTACCAATTTGTGTTAATACATCATTAATTGATACATTAAATGAATCCATAGCTAATGCTATACCCCCAATAATTCCAACAACCAAAGCACCACCACTTCCAAATATTCCAACAAGAGTTACACCTACTGCTCTTAATGCCAATGTAAATCTTCTCATTAAACCAATTCCAATAGCAATTAGACCACCTTTACCTATTAACTCTATTAAATTAAATGTCGCACCTTTAACTTCAGGGCTTAAATTTTTAAATGCTTCTGTTGATTGTCTAATTTCTCTTGTAAGTTTTGGAATCCCATTTTTTAAATCTAAAATTTCAACTATTTCTTGTCCAAGTTCAGCAAGTGCTATATTAACATTGTCTTTTAATGTAGAAAATAAACCATTAATTGTTTTACTTAATGTTTCCATTCCACCTGCAAATTTACCTCCTTCACTTGTTGCATTTATAAAAGCATTATTTAATATGTCAAAAGTTATTTTACCCTCTGATGCCATATCCATTATCTCACCCCTTGCAACTCCCATTGATTTTGAAAGTATATCAAGTATAGGTACACCATTGTTTATAAACTGCCTTAAATCCCTTGTCATTACTCTACCCTCTGCAGCTGCTTGTCCAAAAGCAACACCAATACTTTGTAAGTCGCCACCAACAATTCCTGCAATATCACCAAGCATTGATAAACTATTAAAAGCATCGTTAGTTGATAAACCAAATCCCATTAAGGTATTGTTAACTTTAACTAACTCATCTAATTGAAATGGTGTTTTAGCACTAAACTTTACCAACTTCTCAAATGCTTCTGCACCTGCTTCTGCTGATCCTGTTAAAGTATTTAAGGTAGTTTGTAATCTTTCAAATTTTGCAGCTTGTCTTACTGCTATACCACCTGCAGCAACTAAAGGTGCTGTAAATTGCATTGTTATTTGTTTACCAACCTTTCCTGCAGTTTTTGAAAAACTATCTAATCTTGTTGATGATTTTTTTATAGCAATATCAAAATTTCTTGTATTAGCAATAAAATTAAATCGTAATTTGTGATCTTGTTCTGCCATAGTACAAAAATAACTATTTTTTATTCAACTTACTATTAACAAGTTCTTGATACTTTTCAAAATCTTCTCTTGATGTTTTAGCCGTATTTCTCTTTATGTTGTCTTGTGGTAATTCAAAGAGTTGGTGGGGTTTTATCATATCAGATTTCTTGCCAACATTAACATTGTGAATCATAGTCGCAACAAAACGATGTTGTTCCCAAAGTGCATTTATTTGGATTACATACGATTCCGACATAAGTTTGTTTTCCTTAAATGTATTAGTCCAAAAGTCGTTAGGATTAATACCACAATAACCAATGTAAAAATCGGTTATGTCCTCCCAAGAAGTTTTATCGGTTATTTTTTTTTTGAATCAGTTTGTGGATTTCTATTTAAACCTGCATTTAAATCATTACCCAAGATTCTTGATTCTGTCATTGCCTTGATAATCTTTTCAATATCTTCTGAAGTAATATCTTCAAGCCAATTACCAACATCGAAATTATCATAGTCAATATCGTTTTTACTTTCTTGATCGTAAGTTAAAATTCCTGCATATACTATTGTAATAATAGCTTTAAGTGAAACACCTTTTTCAAAAATACCTCCAATTTCATCAAGAGAAACATCAAGCATATCTGTAAAAGTTGCCCAAAAGTTCATACTAAAGTGTAATGTACGATTCTTTCCTCCGATTTTAAGAGTGTAATATCCTCTTTGTTTTGTCATTTAAAATAGTTTACAATAACAAATATAGTAATTACAATTTGAAAATCAAGTGTTAGTTTGTAGATTCTGTGATTGCACCAGTAACTGTGATTGTTCCTGAATAAGTAACTGCTTCTTCCATTGCACCACTTATTTCACAAGAAGAAACAAACCCCTCTCCACTGTAAATAGTGTCGCCAGTAGCGGCAGTTCCAAATGTAAAATCACACTTCTGTCTTGTAAGTAGCTTGTGTGCGATTTCTTTACCACCATTAGCATCAGTATAATCAACTAAACCAT